ATAAACATATCAGGAAACATTAAAACATGATTTTCCATTTAATCACCCATAGTATGTGTAGTAATAAAAATAATTTATGTAACTTTATTAGTTAGAATCACATTGGTATATATCAACACCAAAAAATATACTAGAACTATGTTTAGGATTGTTCTATATGCACATAAAAAAAAGCGCAAAACAACTCATAAAGAGATTGATTTTACCTAATAAACAAAATAAGATTACCAAAATGGTAAATTTACAACCCATTTCCCTTGTGCCATAGTGATCGGGCATCGGCAAAATCCGGTGCCGGGATTGGAACCCCGGATGACTACAAAGGCGCACTTACCGCGCAAGCGGTTTTTTTATGCGTTCAGCACGGCCATATTCGAATTATGGTGGGGCGTGCAGGGGCACCGAAAGGTGCGCCGGGTCCTTTGTAGCCGGTAGTTCCAACCCTGTACGTCTCACCACCTCAGAGATTGGAACCTCCGGTGGTGATCAACCTAACTACAAAGGTGATCACAATGAACACGAAACCTGCAGTTTTTTCCTTCGAATCAGAAAGCAACATTCGTGCAATTCTCATCAATGGCGAGCCATGGTTTGTGGCGATCGATGTAATAAAGGCCCTGCAACTTACTAACCCTACGATGTCCCTCAAGGCACTGGATGAAGACGAACGGTCTAAGTTCAACTTAGGGCGCCAGGGTAATACAAACATCATCTCCGAGTCTGGCCTCTACACCCTTATCCTCCGCTGCCGCGATGCGGTGACGCCGGGCACCATCCCCTACCGCTTCCGCAAATGGGTAACCAGCGAGGTGCTGCCGCAGATCCGCAAAACTGGCCGCTACGTTCGGGAAGAACTCTCCCAGGCTGATAAAGCCCGCATGCTGGCGCAGGAGATGACCAGCAGCATGTTGCCGGCGATCATGGATGCATTGCAGGTCGAGCAGAAGCATTACACCTTCCCTCTTAACCGACGCTATCAGGATCACATCCATTCACCTGATGGCCTGCGCGAACTGGCGAAAAGCTCAATGGTTATGAAACTGCTCCGTGAACTCGATGCTGACGGGCATGATGTATCCGGCGCCGCCGCAGAGGTCACGGCCATGCTCAGCTACATAGTTGGTATCGGCGCCGTTCTGCGCGACATAGAGACGCATGCTCAGTACGTGATGGCTAAGGCCAAGGGTTACTGAGACTGTTGGCGCAGGGAAGCGCCTTAAAAAGCATGATGCGTAACCTATTCATATCTATTGATATCGCGTTTTTATTGCTCTGCTCGTCTTGCAACCAACAATACCTGTGAGTATATTTAGCCCAAAGGTATTCAACCTTTTGTTGAGCACCTTTTAGATGCCTGATACGTCCGACACACAACATGGAGGACGAAATGAACCTGAACACGATAAGAAAAGCGATGCCATACATAATCCCTGAAGCAGATTTCGACAGAAAACTGAACATGTCGGAGAGAAATGTTACTCACACCGAAGACTACATTGCAAAAGGTGTGAATGACTTTACTCTGCCAGGGTTTACTACGCCATATGGTTATCGCCTTGTTAAGTCGATCAGAGATGACCATTACAGGCTGATCACAGACAGCGAAAATCCTGAGACAGTCTACGCGGTAAAACTGATTTTCCGCGAAGACATCGTTGAAACCAGAAAAAGCTGTACTCAGATTTTAGTCTGGCGTACGCCTAACGTGATTCATGACCGAGCTGTACATGGCCTGCCTCAGATCTTCTTCGCGTTCTTTCTTGAACACTATGCGATAGTGGTATCTGACGAGCAGCAAACGTTAGATGGCAGAAGATTCTGGGAACGAATGATCTCATGGGCTTTAACCACTAATGGTTATCATGTATACGTTTCTGATGGGACTGAAATATAGCGTATGGGCTGACTTCTGCTGGGGTAATGACCAAGATATTCATACCCACCGCCTTCTGGTAATTAGCAAAGAAAAACTCCATTAACTTAAAGCCCGCCTAGCGGGCTTTTTAATGGATGAAATCTAAGCGCAGCGCTAAACTCATAAAGCCACGGTTCAGTGGTCTACACATGGTAAGTGAAAATGAAAAAAGCATTAGCAGTGCTGTTTGTTCTGTTGTCTATGGGTTCAGCTACACAAGCTTTCGCTGGTAACTGCCAGCATCCTGATGATACTGCAGCTGATGGCTCACGCTGTGGCGGCCGTTCTGCTGACTCCCGCCCCGGCGGTCAGTGATAATTAAGGCCGCGAAAGCGGCCTGTTTGTTGGAGTGACATGTCACGCTCTCTTTCTGAATGATAGCCATTCGAATAATGAAGACATACCCCCACAGGCGATAGCAAAGATTAGACCACCAAAGAAAAGTAGACCAGCCTGCCACCACTCCCAGCGCCATACGTCCATGGCTCCAACCATTCCCACGATAGATCCAACCAGTGGTATATAGCTGACGATGAATGCAATCGGTGCCGCTATTATCCAGTGCAAGCCCCACCAAGATTCAAGTCCTGCCATGATTGCGGCTAACTGGAAAAGCCCCACCACGATGTAAACGATAAAGCCAATTGCTTGCATGTAGTCACCTATTTATTCAGAAAAAATTAGAGGTTTACCTTGAATAAGGCTCGCCACAAGAATTATTCCCTGCACAACAAAAATAAACCAGCAGATAGCCTGCGCTGGGGGACTAAGGAAATATTTGTATCGGTCAGCAAATAACAACCAACCAGAAACTATCACAGACAAAATAATTAAAAACAAGGATCCCCCTTATTCCGGCGTTACGTCCTGCGGTCGCCACCAGTATGTCTGGTTGAACTGTTTCTTGGATCTCTGCTCTACCTTGCGCAGATATCCAGGAGAAAAGTATTCCTGAAGCTGGTTAAATATCATATGGTCAAGCGCAGCTTTTGCATACCAAAGATTGGCACCGGGGATAAGGCCCTTGCCGAGTTTAACCAGATCACCACCTGTCTGTTCCGGCTTTCCTTCAACGGCATTAAGCGGGATGCCCTGCGCCAGCTTAACCACGTCATCAACCAGACCAGCCACAGGCCCCAGCATTGACGCCAGCGCGCCACCACCGTAGCGCGTATGGTCAGAAAGCAGGAAGTCACCATAGAGGCCAAGACCACCACCTTTCAGCAGCGCGCCGAGCCAGAATTTACCAGCATCCTTCCCGACCATCTCTCGGGGATTCCTCCCGGATGCCATGTCGTTTAGCTGCTGAGACAGCGCGCCGAGCATAGTGGTGCTGGCGAGGAATGCGGCGATATAGGCAGCCCGGCCACCAGCGGAAGGCATCCCCATTGCACGCGTCCAGTGCCGCAAAACAACAGATATCGGGAACGATTTAAACAGGAAAACCGAGCGGGTTAACTCACCTTTCCATGTGCCGCGCTGCAACCCGCCACCGGTAAGCAGCTGCTCACGCGCGCCAGGCGTAATGACTGCCATGTCGACTTCTTCAGATACTGCTGCCAACAGCCGGCGCATGGCCTCAAACCTGACTCGCTCCGGCAGTCCTAAGTGCATAACAGCAGCATCAGGGATCCGCATAATACTTTCCGGCGTGAGCATCGTAGTGTTTCCGTTACCCCAGTCTTCCTGTTGCGCCAGTTTCCATACGCTGAAGTCCTGCTCAGTAATGCCCTTGCTCTTCAGTATGCGGAAATCGCTGTCATCAAGGCTTCTCAGATCCGGCGCCCGGCTGACCACTTCGCCAAGGCTGCCCATCATCGTCACGCCGTAGGCACGCTTGTGAGCATCGGTCCATGCTGTCAGGCCGCTGGCGCGCATTACCGCCGTTGCCGCCCAGCGAGAAACCGACGGTCCCATATTGTCCATCGCCCAGCGGTTAACGCTGCCGAGCAACGATTCCATAGCCAGCCCAGCGCGACGGGCGCGGGCAAGCTCCGTGCGGTTCGCTGGGTTCATGGCCTCAAGCTGGTTCATAAATAGTCGGTTCATCGGGATGTTCGCTACCTTCGCCGACATATACATCGTGCCCAGGTCAGAGAATGAAGCCAGCAGCGCGGAACCAAGTCGGCTCGCCACCATCCAGTTTCGGATGTTGTCCGACCATCGTGCGATGTGCGGATTAGCGATCGGCTGCGTCTTCCCGGCGATAAAGTTGTAAAGGTTCTCGGTACTGTTGGCCAAGCGCTTAATCCTGCCAGTGCGCTCAGGGTTGGCAGTGGCCTGTTCAGCCGTAACCTCGTCCAGGATAGAGCGGAAAACGTGATCGGGGTTCGGGCCGTATGTTTCAACCAGCGCGATATCTTTGCTGATACCTTCAAGGTGCCCGACCATTACTTCCCACAGAGAGCGATCGCCATATTCTCGCTGATACTCAAGGTAGGAGTCTGCGTCTTTGAAGTGGATCTGACGGGATGCATTACCGCGATTAGAGCGCGCGCCGGAAATGCGCATGCCGGTATCGCTTAATTTGTTCAGCCCGCCGGTGGCGATGGTGTTGTATGCCTCGCCCAGGAAGGTTGTCAACTCAGCATCGCTCATCAGCTGGCCGTCATCTTTGATGTAGTACTTGCGATCCAGTTTGTCGATGACGTCGCTAACCCACTTATCCTGCGGAACCCTGCCGACTTTCTCCATCGAGTGGTGCTGAGGGATGCCCCAGTTTTCCAGGTAGCCTATATCACCACCAGCGTCATTGAATCGCTGGCGAAGCAATTCAGTAACGCCAGCCCATGCTTTTGCGCCCTTCTTAGCCCTGACGTTGCCAGTGTCCTGCCCGCGCATCTCGTAAACCAGATCGCGCACGCTGGCCTCGTCCTCAAACAGGTGGAAGAATCTCGGGTCTACCGCTTCAAATGCTTCCTGAATCTGGCTTAGTGCATAGTCGCGTGTGGCTTTGCCGCGTGATTCTACCGACAGGAAATTTGATTTCCCGTCAGCGTGAAAGGCGATGGTCCGGTTAAGCGCCTCAAGCTTGCCGTCTTTCCCCTGGTAGGTCTTTATGAAGGCGTCGAGCCGCTGCCTGGCTGCGATGGTGAGTGCCACGCGGCGCTTCTTCAGCGCAGCTTCGTTAGTGAGTTCGTTCGCTGCTAACTGCCCGGCTCGGCGCAGCCGTTCGGCGTCAGTCATCGCCCGCCACGAAGCCGGATCATTGCGGGCCAGTTGCCGCATGTTCCGGTAAATACGGTCTTCAATATTCTTGATTTCCTGCTGCGTGAGTCGGCGGCTTGCGGCCTGCTGCACGGCGTTAATACATTCCTGACGCATAATTTATCCTCTTAAGAAACACGCAACAGCGACATCAAAAAGTCTGGAGTCCCGCACTGCCTGCTCATTTTCACGTGCAGCATCATCAAGCACCTCACGCGCGCTTCTGGACTGTGGATTGCCGTCATCATCAAGAACGGTGATCATCATATCTGGCGATAATGCCAGTGACTCTTCAGCAGCCATCACATCAATGTCCTGCTGATTCTCTGCCATTCTTGGCGATGGCGTGGTTTCTATGTCCCGGAGAGCCGCGTTAGGCTCCAGCGGTGCGACTTCATCGGCGGAGCGCACTTCTGCCGTGCGGAAAAATGAAAGAGCCTGAGCATCAAGCTCGGCCTCTGCTTGCTGCATGCGGGCGATCTCTGCTCTTGCCTCGAAGAATTCACCACCGGGCTCATGCGGGGCCAGTGCGTTACGAGAGAATTCCAGCCTCCCCTGTGCTTCACTGATCCGCTGATCGACATCTCTCAGCCTTGCCTGCTTATCGGCTCGGGCACGGGACAGCGCTTTGCCGCTTCCCGCGGGTTGCTCTGCCAGTATCTGGTTACGCTGCTCAGTGAGGTTAGTGATAATGCGTTCGCTGTTGGCTATTTCTGACTGGTAAACCTTGCGGTCGCCACGCGGAAGAATTTGCGCAGCCTGATCCTCAAGCGTCCGCATTTCAATAGCTCTGGATGTTGCACCCTCATCTGCCTGAGAAAGCATCTCATCCAGTGCCTGCGATATAATGCTGCGCCGTGCCGGTATGCTGGTGAATGCCGCCGGCTCAACAATGCTCGCCACATCAACCGATCGGCCTGCACTGACATCCTGCATCGCCTGCCGTAGTGCCTGGGCATGCGCATCGCGTGACAGCACATTAACCGGAATCCCAGGAGCGATATCAAACTCAGCATGATGAGCAGCATTGGCCGCCAGAGCTGCATCGACGTCGGCAGGCATAAAATCAGGCGGGCGAACATTTTCCCCACGCGAGTTTACGAACCGGCCTACACCGCCGAATGCCAGTCCGAGAACTGCATCGATCGCCATCGCCTGCTTATCGAAAACGTCATACTGCGAGGCCATATCCTCATAGCCATTATTGCGCAGAATGGAGGCGGTGCTGCCGCGCATAGCCATACCAAAGGCGACGTTCGTGCCTGCCGCATAAGCGATATCAGGCGCAGCTCGCACAACGGTACCAGCAGCATTCCCAAGCGCCGATCGTGATAACTGAGCGCCGACACCTTCAGCCAGTGCGCCACCAGCACGCAGGCCGATGCTCATCGGTATGACTGTACCGGCACCAGCTGTAAGGCCGTGTACCAGCGCCACTTCCTGGGCGGTGCTGTAATCTACGCCTTCGCCGCGCAGTCGCTCAAACTCGGAGAACCCCTGCAAGCTGGTCACAGCAGCAGCGGCGCCAGCAGGACCGGCTGCCAGCGTACTTACTACTGCCTGCGATCCCATATCGAAAAGACCATACAGCACCTGTCCGGCAGTGCCGGTAGTGGCGGCATCCGGCGTCAGGCGTTTAACCTGTGATGCAGCAAGCTCTCTCTGTCGGGCGATGTATTCAGGTGACGTGTCACGAAACGATGTATTGTCATTAACAAACTGAGCGATGGGTGATACAACGGCATCAACACCAGCCCACAAAAGCTGGTCAGGCTTTGCAACAAGGCCGGAATAAAGACCTGATGCTGCACCGCTGACTGATCCATCGAAAAACCCAACATCGTTTTTAGGGCTGCCTACTGGGTTTGATGCGGCCTGGTCCAGCTGCTGATTCTGGTTTACCGGGTTAAGTCCGAAGTAACTCATTGAGGGATATCTCCAGAGAAGCGCTGACGCTGCTGCGTGAGATCGATAACTACCGGTGTTCCGTCCTGTTTCAGAAGGTATCCGGTACCAAGTTTCACGAGATACTGGCTGTCGCCGTAGCTTTGCAGGCCGTACTGCCCAGGCGGAGCCTTAACGCCAGCACCGGTAACCTGCGTTTCCCATGCCTGATTAACCTCTTTATCGAACTGCTCAGAAGACATGCCCCACGGCAGCAGGACATTACCCATGCCGTTATAGTCATGCACGCCGCCAGTAGCGACGTTTATCGCCTGCTTCCAGACGTCAGAATCCAGCTCGCCAGAGAGATCGCCCTTCTGCGCCATTACTCCTGCGTAGTAGTCTTTCGCAACGTCATACGCCATAGATGCGCCCTGTGCGTCACCGGCAAATGCATCTTTAACGGTATTGCTGAACTCGAGCCGCATATCGTTTTCTTTCGGCATGGTAATGCCTTTGGCTTCTTTCGATCCTTTGCGTGCTGCGGCACCAGCCAGAATGGTTTGCGATGCGGTAGAGGGCGACACAGACACGTCAGGATTGAACCAGTTTTTCTCAGCAACCACGCCGCCAGGCTTGTCCATAAGAATTCCGGCAACAGCAGCAGACGGCGCATTCGCGCTGATTTGCTGAAGTGCTGCCATGTACGGCTTACCGCCGCCGGTGCTTTTGTGGATCGTGTCGAGATACGCAGATTGTTGCGAAACCGGGGCGTCTCGGAAGAATTTACCGATCTGGCTCTCCTCTTCTTTGGAAAAGAAAGTCAACGGTGTTCCGTATGCTCTAGCCAACTCAGAAACCTGAGAAGCACGCAGCCCAATGCTCTGACCGAAATTATTTTGGTTGGACATATCAATTGGTTTGGTTTGTCCAGAGGAAAGTGAGAACTGAATTGGATCCGCCTTACGCTGCTTAATAACTTCATCAGCAGCAGCCTGAACATGGTCGAATGCTGCTGCGCGCCCTGCCAGCCCTTCTCCATTACCAACTTGATTCTTTAGATCACTGACATATTGCTGAATGGATGCCGTCGGCATTGTGCGAAAAGATCCGATATACTGCCCGGCAACGCGCAGGTTTTCGAAATCGTTAAAACGCTGTGTCCCCTCCCGGTAACCGAAAGCGTTAATGAAGTCGCCCTGTGAAGGCGGATTATCGAACTGGATCCCCTTCAGATAAGCGGCGGTTGCATCCTGTACCTGATCAACAAGTTGGGCCTTGAACTGCGTACGAGCCTGGTTCCGCAGCTCCATAGACTGGCGTAAATATGCCGCCTGCTGCTGCGGGCTTGCGGCGTCGAAAGCTTGATTCCCTGAATATCGCTTAGGCGATTCCAGAGTAGTAAGACCAAGCGCGGCAGAAACGCCAGTGTTCAGTTGATCCTCGCTATATGGCTGTTTCCCGTTCTCGTGCTGGATGATGCCAGCGCAGAGCTGACGCAGGGTATTAATGTCGCTCATATTAAGCTGGTCATTTGGCGTGACATTCAGCTTTTTGCATAATGCGGCAATGTACGCTTCTGTGTTATTGCCATCGCTGGCCGGCGCCCAACGATTAACGATCTCGCTCACGGTGTCGTATCCCTGGCGCTGGTACGACAGCAGGTTTTTACCCAGCGCTCGGATCCCATGCTCGGGCGTCACGAATTTCGCAAAACGCCCATCACTACCCGCCTGGCCATCCCACGAATTGGAACCGGCTTCGATGTTCCCCGGATTATTATTTCGCAGCCCTCTGGCGGCTGACGAATTACCATGCGCCGTAACACGTGGCGCACCCTCATTGTCTCCAGGCTCACCATTCTGCTGCATGAACTGAATATACTGTTGCGATGCTGCAGTACTCAGCGCGCTATCTGCCGCCTGCTCTTTCAGCTTTTCTTTTTCCGCTACAACCTGTTCCTGGCTCCATCCATGGGCAGCGGCGTACTGCTCGATCGCATCGAACCCCATTTTCACCGTATTAACAAACGCTGCATCATCGCCATAGAGCCCCTGAGACTGGGTTACCACGTTTTGCTTAATAGCGGAGAACTGCTGATCCTGAAACTGCTGGAACTGGCCAACCTCATACCGGCGGGCCTGGTTGTGAAATGACTGCATCGACTGCTGCAATTGAAAAGATAACTGCTGACGGGCTTCGCCATCCGGCACGGTACCCAGCAAGTCCTGAGCTTTCTGCTGCATGTTCTGCATGACGACATCGCTTTGCCCTAGCGCAGCTTTTCCCTGCTTCGTTATCAGACCATTGTCAGGATTGTTGAACTGGTCATCACCGAACTGATTAAACTGCAGCAGAGCATCCTGGCTAAGCGCTACATCAGCCTTGCGCTTTGCATCAGCCATCATATTGATCGACGAATCAGCAGCCTGCTGGATGCCCTGCACCAGCGGATTTTCAGGGACACGAAGATTACTCGTCATCACCGGCGCGGTTTGCGTCTGGCTCTGGCGTTGATATTGCGGAACGGTTGGCATAGTCAGCTCCTTTTACTTAGCGGAAAGCGGCTTCCAGGTACCGCCCAGCGTCTTGTATGCATTAAGACCGGTCAGCGTGGAGTTGAGCAGTGTTGAACCTGCGCCAAGCATTCCGGACTGCTTATCAATTTTCCCTTGCGCTCGGCTGGTATCAGCCTGGAACTGCAGCCCGGCGGCCTGTCGCTGGCCGTTGTTGATGGTGGTCAGCGCGTCGAGCGTGCCCTGCTGCATGGTTTCAGTTGTCAGGTCCAATGCGTTACCGCTCGTCAGGTCGGCGCCGTTAGCAGCCAGTGCATTGGTTTGCTGTCCGGCAACCCGCCGGGCCTGCTGCCGCTGCTGGTATGCCTGGTCATTAGCTGTATTAATAGTGTCGCGGGCGGCCTGCTCCTGAGCGTCGGCGTTAGCGTTCGCCAGCGCGGCGTTAGCGCGGCCTGTCTGGATCTGGCTGTAAGCGCTGAGACCGCCAGAGACGGCGGAAACTGCCAGCGCTGCGGTACCGACATCACACATGGTCGATCTCCTTCGTAAAGTGGTGAAATGGCATGCCCTTTAATCCGTATGGCTCAGGATCTGCCAGGGTGAACCCCATCCAGTGAAGCCAGGATTTTGCTGCGTGGTTACGCGCATCGACGTAATTTTCAAGCACGCGATATCCGCGTGACATGTCACGAAGAACCGGGCGGCAGTGGCGGAGGAATGTCAGCGGCTGATGCTCAATGTGGTCGGTGCTTACAAGCCACGGAATACCGCGCCCGGTGATGATCGATGCCGGAGATATACCGAAGATGGTTACCACCTGGCCGTTAATCATCCCTGCAGCGGCTACCGAAGCGCTTTTCATAGCGCGAGTGATGACTTCCTCCGGAGTCATACCGGCGGCAGCCATAAACTCATCGTGGTCTGCCTGGCGGACATGCGGGAGAATGGCGCTGATATGCTCGTCAGTAACGCTGACTATCTCAACTTTCCGCATATCAGCCCCCTACCGTTACGCGCGGTATAATGGCCAGAATGCCAAGCGGCAGCGGATCGGAATGGCTGATTACAACCCGCCCGTTACGCTCCCAGTTTGCATCGAGGTTCATATCGATGATGCCCGTCTTTAGCCCTACCGGGTCGTCGTAGAATTCCCACTCACGCTGGGTATACTCCAGTAAGTGAGCATCATCTGTTCCGGCCCAAACCGAGCGCCCGCTGTTGAGCATTACGCAAAGCTGATTGATGAGTTTGGTCTTATCCAGCAGCGTAGACTGCCCTGCAACGTTCACGTCCAGCGTTTCGATAACCGCGGCTACCGGCAAACCGATATGCACCACTGACGAGTGGTTTTCGATCGTCACTTCGCCGCCTGATACAACCTGCTGAGGTTCAACGTTACCGTCGGCAAGAATGCTAACCGTCTGCCCCTCGAGGTGAGACAGTCCCGCAAATGTCCGACGTGCTATCGACCATGTTGATTGCGCAGTGTTACGCAGCGCTGTCGGCACATCACGGTTTGCTAATACGGTAGCCACTGTTGATGAGATAACACCAGCAATGCTCAAACGCATCGACTTGCTGACACCGCCTTCGGTGTAGGGAATATGGATCTCGTAATCAGTGCTCGATGAGTCGAAGATTGCAGAGCTGCATGTTAGCGTGAATTCATCCTGGTAGGTCCAGCCACCGGTGGAACTGATCGTCATTGTGCGTGAAGAGTCGGTGTTTTCTCCGCTGTAAGACAGGCCAGAATCCACGAAAAATGCATCCTGCTGTTCTGTAAACTGCCTGGTGTTCAGTCGTTCAATATAACGAACTGTCGATCCATTCACCGTACGGCGAATAAGCGCATAGACCGCATCTTCCTGCCCTTCGCTAATACTGCAGATCGATTCGACATAGCCATTAGTCATCGGGTGCGGATGCCAGGCATATACCTGCTGCTCACGGAGATAAGTCAGCCCAAGAAGCATGCCATCACTCCTCGCACACCATGCAACGCTGAACGGCTGTACAGACAAGGCCCAGTCCCTGATGCTGTAACCGTTAAACAGATGACTGGCAAGGAGGGTCAGATCACTGGATTGATAGCTGTCCTGGTCAAATGAGTAAAACAGGTCACGGATGATGGAGCCCTTCTGCTGAACGTACAGTGCAACGCTACCAACGTTGATTGGTGCCAGATCGCTGCTACCGTTGAACGACTGACCGGACATCGCAAAGCCACCAGTTCCCGTCAGGTTACCGTTGCTGTCGCCTGTCACCTTGAACTCTCCTCCGCTGGTCAGCACGATAAGCTGACCGACATCGAGAAGGTGCAGGATTTTGTTCAGCTGGCGACCGGCGTAGTTATAGGTGATCGCATCGTCGTCAACCTTCGGGTTGCTGCGATAGAAGTTGTGATAATCACCGGTACGGCTACACCATATAGTTTGAGGAAATGCCCGGCTGCCGCCGAAAATCAGCCGCTGCTGGTAATAGGTAACTGTACCCGGGTAGCCGTCTGTATCGTTCCAGGCATAATGCGCCCATTTGTAAGTGGCGAAGGTGCTACCTACCACTTGCGCTGGCAGCTCGATCTCACCATCCTGACGTGGCACAACGTCGGCTGTTGCAGTTAGTCCATCTCCGGCGACGGCGGTAATACGGCACACGCCAAAACCACTATGCAGATAGCGCCACAGCACACCGTTACGGCCACCAAGACCCCAGCCATCCCAGGAATCTCCCGTTGTATGGGTAGGAGCAACAGTGCCGGTTGTGCCATTAGAACCGCCGTCAACACAGCGATAAAAGTTCTCCTGATATCGGCACTCGTCACCGATCCCGATGTCTTTATCGGTTTCCCACCGACCAACACTATCTACCGCTTTCTGTTCCATGTAGAACAGTTTTCCCACGTGCTGGCTTTTGAAAATCGGGCTGCTGGCAGTCAACGTTACGGATCCAGTTCGGCCTGAGGCGTACACAGTTACCGAGTCGTCTGTGTTCAGGTCCTGGAATGGACCGCTGGTTGTTGTCACTGCGGCGGTGCGCCAGTCAGCCTCTCCGTAACGGCGGATCTCAAGCGGCGGATAATCGTTGTGGCACACTGTCATCACATCGGCAGACTGCGTAAATTTCAGCTCAGAGATGACGCTCACCGGCCATGGGGTAGCCACTTCAACAGGGCTGCCGCCGTCCGTAACCAGCGCGCCGTTAGACCAGACACGGAAATAGTGATCACCGAGCTCGAGCGCATAGGTTTGCGATACGCTGAACTGGAACGGTATTAGCCGGCAGTAACGGTCTGCATATTTCGCGCTCCCCAGGAACCGGAACCCGGGACGATTTTCAATGCCGCCTGACTGCCGGACGATGAAATTGCGGCAGCGGCGCAATGACGTCTGGTATTTTTCAAGATCGATTCGACCATACAGTGAAGGCGATATCTCGCCGCCGGCAAGCGACGGTTGCACCAGTGAATAGGCCATCAGCAGATCCTCGCACTGGCAAGGTCAGACATCGCCTGCTGCGGTTCATGTGCCTCATCAAGAGAGCGTTGCATGGCCGCCGTAAGCACCTGCTGATAATTGGCCATTGCCTGCTGACCGAGACTGGCATTTGCCGCGATCGGCATGGCTATCTCTGCCGCCATACGCCACGAAAGCGCATCAGCGAACAGGGCATCAAACATCGTCGGATCAGTGATGCTTTTCACGTATAGCAGTACCGCCTGAGACTCATTGGTATGAATGACGCGGCCAGTGCCATCTTCATTGCTGCCAACTTCAAAAACAGGCTTATCCTGCAGAACGATATGAGACCCAGTGAACCACTTCGGTAATATGGCAGCTATGCGCGCACAGTCGGTAGGGTACTGATACCGGAACAACCATCCCGGCGCAGGGTCGCCAAGGTCAGCCAGGACAACGCGCGACATGGCAAAGTTCCAGTCGTTGTCTGCCAGAACTGCGTCGCGCATGGACTCGTAAAACAGGTTGCAGGTATATGCCTCTTTGGTCTTTTCGGTGAGGCTGTTAATCGTCCGGCTGTTGCCTATACGTGCCAGCGCGATATTACAGATATTGATCACTGATGCCATATCATCCACCAACTAAAAAGGGGCTTTCGCCCCTTTGGTTATGAGGGCTTACACCCCGAGTTCTTTTCGCCTTTCGGCGATCTTCGCCTTCAGAGTTTCCGCTTTGGTATTGAAATGCGGCGCTTCGCCGAACATTTCTTCATACTGTTTGCGCAAATCGTCGAGCTCGGTTAACTCTTCTGCACTGGCCGGGACAATCTTTTCGCTCAGGCTGGCATCAACGGAAACCAGATTACTTCCCGGCTCACCGTCGTAGGTAACGATGTCACCCGGCTCATGCAGGCGGCCATTGATGAATGACCGCTTAGCGACTTTGTACTCAGGCATTGGTTTGCACGCCTCCGGTGATACCGGCAGTGACTTTGCCGGTGGTCGGCGCAGTACCAGTCACCGTATAGTTCAGACGAATGTAGCGTTCCATCTTCATCGGCAACGTGATAACCGGCGACTTATAGCCCAGCACCAGAGACGCCAGAGGGATCGTCATGGACAGCACGTCCGCAGCGGAACTGAATGCAGAGTTGTCATCGGTTTGCACCGTCACAGTCAGGCTGGTAAGGTTATTGAAACCTTCAACCACCTGGATAAGCAGCGGGATATCGCCATATTTACCGACATCTTTATTGCTGCCGGTATCAATGACGTTGGTCGAAGCAGCCGTGGCCGTAATGGCCTGAGCTGCGGAAAAAAGCGCTTGCTGGTCGAGCAGCATGATCCCCCCTTACGCCGTTACGGCTGATTCAGTATTCAGGATGGCGTCAGCGCGACGGATCGGAATACCCAGGAAAGAAACGATTTTCTTACCGGCATATTCGTCGATCGTCAGGTTAACGTTTTTCGCATTCATAGCCTGCTTGTGCAGCCAGGCATGGATGGTCTTGTTGCAGTAGATGACCTCTTTGCCATCGCCCAGCATTGCCACATCACGCGCGTAGTACGCATCGACCATCATGCTGATGAGGTCGGCGCCGGTTGCAGCATCTTTGGTCAAGGTGGTGACATCGATGTTGCAGATGCGCGAGATCGAACGCCAGTCACGGACTGACAGGCCGAGATGCCATTTGAACTCATCACGGTAAGCCAGGAACTGACCGCCGTTCGCATCGCTGACCAGGTCATTACCCAGGTCCTGATGCTGGAACCCGGCGACCATACCTTCCGGATAGATCATGTGCGCAGTGTTCTCACCCCAGGACATGAACCAGATGGAGGTATTGGTAGAACCACTACCACCGGCGCTGAATACGTTCTCCGCGCTGGCCGCTTTGGAAGTGCTCAGCGTGTTGAAGCGCGGAGCCAGGCCCATGAACGCTTCCGGCTCAGCATCGGTATTGCCGTAGAAGGTGTAGCGGGAAACCTTGTTGTTAAAGCCCTGCAGCTTGCCCATGTTCTCGGACACGCGGAACGAGTCCGCATTACCGGAGCGATCGGCCAGGTCTTTGTCCACAAAGCCAAGGTCGTACAGCATACCGGTAGTGTCAGTCACCGGAACGGTCTGGGTTTTGGTAGGCTGCACGCCCTGGTTGTAACGGCGCCACACCGGCTCGGGAATACCGGCACGAATGGTGGTTTTGTGCTTGGAACCGTCATTACACGGCACGTAAATCGCATCGGTAATGACATCGTTGCTTTTCGCCAGTTGCTCGACGATTTTAGCGATCCGCCCGTTCTTGTCGGTACGGCTGTACACGTCAAGAAGAGAAGGCAGCGTCTGACCAATTAAAGCCATGATTACACCTCACTATTTTTTGCTTGGATAAAACGCTTCGACCAGATCGTTTTTCGGCGATCCGTTACCCTGGCCAGTGACGAAACTGTCTTCACTCATCAACTTGCCTACCTTTGCGAACGCCCGAACCATTTCCGGGTGATTACCCAGGCCGGTCGAGTCAAGGAATTCGCGGAACTCTTTCGATGCGAAGGTATCCAGCGCCTTCTGCGCGTGTCCGACGGATACCGTTAATTTGTCGCCACCGATTTCTTTGTCAGCCTTCGTGTCAGCTGCCCACTGTTCAACCTGCTGCCCCCATGACTCAGCCTGGCGGTTCTGGATTTGCTCCTGCAGTTGTGGCCACAGTCCAGCCAACTTCTGCGCCTGGTCATTAGAAAGACCAAGCTCGCGCGCCACGGGCTCAAACAACTCAACAGCTTTTGAGTCCAGCTCAGTGCCTTCAGGTGCCGTTAGTTCATATTTTTCTGGAACCGATGGTTCAGCAGAAGGAGCTGGCTTATCGCCAGTCGGCTCAGGTTTATCACCATCAGCTGGCGAAGGTTCTGGATCTACTGCTGGTTGTTGCGCTGCTTCAGATTGCTCAGCCGCAGGAGTCGGGGATGGTTCGGATGCTGCTGGAGCTGCTCCACCATCTGCAGGCTGCTCATTGCACAAACGCCGATACATCAGACGCTCAAATAAATTCATCGCTATTCCTCGCTGGCCTCTTTGGCCATTGCCAGATACTGATCGGGACACGCTTCCATCACGTCGGAAAAGACTTTCAGTCCCGTGTTACGTTTTCCTTCGGCGAAGGCTGCCGAGAGCGCCTCACCGGTATAAGTCGTACGCCACACTCCAGCCTGCTCAATCAGGCGCCAGATGAAACGGCGGCCGTGTTCTGTCTCGCAGATGAGGCGCAGGTCATTAAGTTCGTTCTCGCGCCGTAACTGCTGCCTTTTGAGCTCATCTGCTGCCAGTTCTTCACGCTCTTCTTCGCTCAGGTAATCAGTCATTGCGTCACCGCCGGCTGCTGAGCAGCATCAGAGAGGGTTTTTAACAGGCTAGGGTCAGCGGTGTTGGTATCGCTCAGGGTCTTAGCGGTTGCGCCAGCTTGCTGGGCCATAGCCATCATTTGCTGCTGTTGCTCCATTTGAGCGCGCTGCTCGCGCGTAGCTTGCACCTCATCATCAGAGTTAACGATCGTGGCCGGGACGCCGAGCATATTTCCGTACTCGTCAATCGTCTGGTCGATATTGAGTTTGTCGAGCGCCGCAGGATTGGCTTTTGCAAGATTCCCAACAAAGCCAACAAAGCGCTCAACGCTGCTGATCCCTATGGATTTCTGGGCCTGTGCCAAAATGGAGACATATTCAACTTTCAGAGGAGTGCCCTGCAGTTCTTCCGGTGGCTCAGGAAAGAGGTTGCGGCGCGCCATGATGTTGAATGTGCGATCAACGAAAGGATCAAGGAATTCATCATTAAGTCGCTCCAGGACTGGACCAAGCTGCAGGAGTTTCTCATCCTGCATTGCGGCCACAGCCTCCACTGGCATGCTCCTGGTGTTGATGGTGCTGAACAGGTTAAACAGGTCAGAGAAGAAGCAGGCTTCAATCATTTGGCGGTCATCAGCAATGCTGCCGAGCATGTCATTAAGCTGCGGGCTGACGGCGTAAGCCGGACGCACTAGCTTGGTAGCATCAACCTCATCGACATAAGTAACTCCGCCAGGGGCAAGGTTGATCAGCTTATTTTTAAGACCTGCCGGGGCCACCATTGGCGGGTTAACAAGCTTATCGATCGCGTTAGCTTTGCGAATTTGCTCCAGCTGCAGCGCCTTACCAGTACCGAGCGCCATCATTCCCGGGCAGTTACTCCCGTAAACATCTTCCCCGTTAATCTCCCAGCGCGGTGAAAGGATAGGCGGCTCATCAAAACCAGCCTCACGAAGGAGCTTGTCACCGTCTCCGGACAACTCGAAATACACCGATTTGAATGCCTTGTTGCGGGAGTTCAGCTTGCCATTCACACGATCGATATTGGGCTCTGTCAGATGGACCACATCGAACCATGCTTCATAGTTCGCGTTATCCCAGGCGCCGCGCACGGCGTTACTGACGTTGTCCAGGCCAAACTGCATAACAATCTGGCGGGCAGTCATGGAGAAAACGCGATACGTGGTATCGACTGACAAACGATGCGAGTTTGACAGGTAGTAACTTCCGATCGGCAGAGGATGAGTACGAATCACATCTTCGTCGTCTTCGAGAACCGCCATAGCCGCGGTACCAAAAACACCAAGGTGCCGGTAGATAATCGGCAGGGACTGGTAGACGTTAGAGCGGTTCATGACGTCGTTCATCCTGGTCATGACCACATCAAGCCAGCGTTTTACCGGTCCATATTGCATCATCTCCGGATCCGGCGTTGCCAGCTTAAACCATGGGCGGGTTGGGCTGGTGATACCTGACAGCATGCCTGATTGCAGAGTGCGGGCAGCTTTAGAGGCGGTAGGGTCAACGATGCGGGTATTACGCTTGCTGCCGTTGTTTCTCTCCGTCGTAAGAAAGCGCGTGCTGCGCGGATCGATAAATTCCGCCAGTTCGCGCCAGTGCTCCTCAAAGCTGGTGCGCTCATTTTTGAGCTGCCCCAGGTGTTTGAGGTAATGCTGTTTCGGAGAGAGTTCGGCCATGGATTACGCCCCGAGCAGGGTCTTACCCTGAGTGCCGCCAGAAGGCTGCGTTACACCCTGGCTCGACGTCAGGATTGTTGATTTCTGCCCACCCGCTGCGGCACGGCGGCGACGATCACTATCAGCGGCGTTCTGTACAGCAGAATCGGAAACCTGCGGCGCCGCCTGAACCTGCGGAGAACTCACTTTCGGCTTGCTGATGCACATTTTGCTGCGCTCCATACGCGTTTAAATTATTACCAATTTAACCACATATTATTTATTTGTCGTAGTGTATTGACCTTTTGACGATAAATTATTACCTTTTTGGTAAACACAACATGAAAGCGCACCCCATTCCCTTCCATTGGTGGCTTTGTCGTTACTCAGATGGCGGAGTGCGCTTCCAGGTGTGAAAGCATCCGGCGTATGGCACATGCGTCGATAGCGGTCCGGGGGCTCCTTGGTACATGGCCCAGCGGGTAGCCGGAATGTGCAAGCCATGCCCTGCATGCACGACAGCGACTCACCATCGTGGCGGTACGGTGTGACACCTCGGAAGAGACGAGGATGCAACGATGAGAGCATTGGCGGAAGCAACGCCTCCCTCGCCGGGTGGTCCACTGTGGTAATCAGTGCTCTCTTCGTTGTGGCATTAGCTCAGTCGGATAGAGCAACCGCCTTCTAAGCGGTTGGTCGCAGGTTCGAATCCTGCATGCTGCGCCAGAATCACGCTTCATGACCGTGATACCCGTAGTTACAGTGCAAGTTTGGCGGTGGCAGTTATTCCCTTTCTGACCACCGCCCTTTTTACCGGAGAAAAGTATGAATATTGACCTCGGATATTTCCAAAACGTGTTCTTCAACGTGGCCTCTGACTTTCAGATTACTTCTGAATGCATGCGTGAACCGAGTGTTTTGTACAGACCGACACTTAGTCAGGATGGAGATAAATGGCTTGCGATATATGGCGACCTGCCAACCGGAGTTGTCGGCGTAGGTAGCACCCCAGAAGAAGCCATGCGGGAATTCAACAAAGCATGGTTAGCGCCGGCAACAAAAGCCGCCTAATGCGGCTTTACACCATGACGCCATTGCGATGACTTCATGCTGTAAACCCTGTGACACCCAGCCAAGGACGGCACTTTCCATCATCCCTGTTTCGCCCGGTTCGTCCGGGCATTTTTTTGCCTGGTGACTGAGAGCTACCATAACGGTATACTCCCATAAAAAACATATGGGATTACCATGTTAGAATCACTTAAAGAATTCACGACATCGACATTCAACACAGCAATGAATCGCGTTAAGAACCCTGCATTCGGTGCTTTCGCAATTTCATGGTGCGCATTTAACTGGAAGCAAATACTTTATTTGTTTTTTGCTGATAACGGAATTTATTACAAAATAGAATATATTTCTCAAAATAGCAGTTGGTGGAGCGTAATTATTTTACCTGCATTCTCGTCACTTGTTTTATGTGTTGGTTTACCATGGGTTAATAATGCTATAACGAAATGGCAAAGCAAGCCTCTTGACAATGCAGATTCAATTGAGAATTTCAAGCAGGCGCGCATGATTCAACGCTCCACGCGATTGCAGCGCCTGAAGGCCAAGCATGACGTGACTTACGACAGAGTTAAAACTGGCGCTGAAAAAGATATCCAATCAATGAAAGAACAAATAACTGAATCTCAGGCAAGAATGGGCGAGCTTACCAGTGAACGAGACGAGTTACGTAAAAAAATAAATTTTTTAAATAAAGACATTCAAAACCTTAAATCAAATATTGAGGACGCAAATTCAATTATCACTGAGAAGAATGAGCGCATTAGCCAGCTTGAAAACTCAAGAGAATCTTTATTGGCACAATTTAATCTTGACAATGCATCACAACGCACTCCGCTTGCAACGGCTCGAATATCTCCAACAGGTAGCAATATCGATATCTTAAATAGAAAAATTGACTCTTTATCAAGAAATGGCTACGACTTAAATAAAGAGCTTGCGATAAAAAATTCGGAAAACAAAAAAAATTAGGCCCACGGGTCATACTCGCTGATCACGTTGGGCTGCTTTCCGCCGGCAGCAGGGAAATCTGAACGCTTTGCCACTGGATAGGCGAATGTCAGAAGCAGCGCATCGCCCTTGCCCGGCGACCGGCCCAAACGCTCTTTGATATCTTCCTTCGGTTCCATGACGATCTTGCCGTCCACCCTCACCTTGTACTCTGCCGCGGACAGGTCGTCCGCCGTCTCCTGGTCATCCAGCGCGCCGCCGAGCTTGAGCCACGTCTTACAGGCGTTGAACATCTCACCGCGCTTATTCAGCATCTGTGGGTCTGACGATGCGCCGCCGAACGGCACAAGCTGCCAGGTGCGACCCCAGCCGTCACCGATGGACTTCAGCCCGGTACCGTAGCCGAAGTCGATAAACACCGCGTCAGCCTGGTACTGATCCTCAAAATCAGCGATACGCTTCGCCATAATCAGATCGTCGGTGGTCTTGTTGCCGGTCCACAGTACTTTGCTGTGCAGCCCCTGGCGGAGATAAATCACTGCGTCATCCACGCCGGAATATGCCGGGTCGACGCCGATTATCCGCGGGGCGTGCGCCACCTGCGCAGCGGTCACAACGCGCTTCATCGCCTCGTCTGTCAGACCGGTAGGGATGAACTGCAGCTCTGATGCATCAGGGAAGATCCCGCGCACGCGGACCTTCACAAAGTCGCTGTCCTCGCCGTAGTCGTCCACCCATTTCTGCAGCTGCTGCTTGTTGGTGCCTTCGACGGTGCGGCTGTCGATCTGCGCGCACTTCCAGCGGTGCTTGTATTTGCGGAAGCACTCCCGGAATCGCCCGGTGTTGCGCGTTGGGTTACCGAACGCTACCCAGATAATTTCTGTGTCCTCGTCCGTCAGCGCGCCCTCGGCAACCTCCCACACCAGATCGGCAATATTGGAGGCCTCATCGAATACGACGATGATGCGCTTACGCTCGTTGTGGAGGCCGGCGAACGCTTCGGTATTGTGCTCAGACCAGGGAATAGCATCGGCGCGCCAGCGTTTGTCGTGGCCTGGATCGTTGCTGTACATCGCCGTAGCGGTGCAGGTGAACCATTCTTTCGTGATAGCCAGGTTCGACCATTTGATGATTTCCGGCCAGGTCTTCGTGCGCAGCTGGTTGTCGGTGTTAGCGGTCACCACCACCTTGCAGTCCTCGCACGTCGACATGCCCCAGTTAATCAGCATCGAGATGAAAGCAGATTTACCGATACCGTGACCGGATGCGCGGGCCAGCATCAGCGGCTGATGACGCGTCGCGGGGTTCTGCAGGTGATCGCGAATCTCGCGGAATGCATCAGCCTGCCACTGTCGCGGCCCGGAGGCGTGTGCCAGTTCGGTGCCATCCTCACCCCACGGGAACGCATACAGCGCATAGCCAAGCGGGTCATGGGTGAAGCTGGCGATATCGTCGATCAGCTGTTCTTCCGGGGATAAAGCGGCGTCTGTCACTGGTCACCACCCTGACGCTCTTTCAGGCGGCGCCGGGCGGCGGCCATGCGGTCGGCAATGGTGACGTTCACGTTAACTTCCATGCGCTCTTTGAATGCCATCACGTCAACATGCTTACCAATCAGCTCGAGGTTTTTCACCTTGTCTGGCCATTTGATTTTCTTGAGGATGGTCTCTATCGAGGTCTCATCCATGTTCATGATGGTTGAGGACAGGTCAAACCCGCTTAGCGTGGTTCGCCAGATTTTCGGCCACTCGCGGATAGGCTTCAGGCTTCCGTCATCGTTCAGGATATCCAGCACATCCATCTGGTCGATTTCCACCAGGCGCAGCAGCACGTAATCGGCGCTGACGCGCAGGCGCTTGTTGCGCTCATCCATGAGCTCAGCGATTCGTTTCTGGATACGCTCATCACGCATCATCGTGCTGGCTTTGACGTGGGCAGACTTTGGGGAGAACCCGGCATTGATGGCCGCCTGTGTCTGATTTTCAGGGCATTTAACATACTCCTGGGCGTAGGCTTCCTGCATCACCGTCAACGGTTTGTACTGAGTTGATTTGCGCTTCGGATCCTTTGG